CGAGGAAACGGTCGAAGCCGCCAGCGTCAATGGCCTCAACGAATACCGGCTGCCGATTGCCAAGACGCGTATCGAAAAATTCTTTGCCACCATCGCCCGCCTCACAGAAATCGAGCGCCACGGAGCCAAGATCGACGACCTCATCCTCTGGCTCGGCGGCGACCTGATGACCGGCATGATCCACGAAGAACTCGCCGAGTCGAACAGCAAGACGCCCACGCAAGTCATCCTCTGGCTGCAAGACCGCATCGCCGACGGCCTCGCCACGCTCAAGCCGCACTTCAAGCGCATCCTCATTCCGACCAGCTACGGCAACCACGGCCGCACCACGGTGAAGCCCCGGCACGCCACTGGAGCCGCGCATTCATACGAGTGGCTCCTCTACCGCATCCTCGAAGGCCGGTTCCATGGGGACCAGCAGATCGAGTGGCAGATTGCCGACAGCTATTTCAACTTCATGACGGTCTATGACCGCCGCCTGCGTTTCCACCACGGCGATGGGCTCAAATTTCAAGGCGGCATCGGGGGCCTTACCATCCCGACCGAAAAGGCATTATCCAGTTGGAATAAGAGCCCGAACCGAGCCGACCTTGATCTCTTCGGGCACTGGCACCAATTCCAGCAAAACCGGCACTGGCTCTGCAACGGCAGCCTCATCGGCTACAACGCCTACGCCCTGAGCATCAAAGCCTCCTTCGAGCCCCCCACGCAGACCTACTTCCTCCTCGACAAGAAACGCGGACGCACCATGACCGCACCGATTTATTTATGAGCAACTGGAAATCCCTCGCCCGCAAAACCAACTCCCTTCCGACCGGCTGGAGCACCGCCGAAGACATCAGCGCCGACCTCGACTGCGAGCCCAACGAAGTCCCCAAAATCCTCGCCAGCGCCATCCGCGATGGATTGGTGGAGAAGCAAACCTTCCCCCACTGGCAACCCGGCAGCCGCCAACTCCTCTACCAAACCGGCTACCGCCAACTCACCGGCAAGCCGCAAGCAAAAGCCAAAGAGCCAACCGCCCGCGCCATCCCCGGCATTCCCGCACACCTCCTCGACCGTGTGACGCAAACCTGCCTCCGATACCGCGACCGCCGACCCAGCCAAATCGCCGACCTGTGCCGCTGGAGCGGCGAACCCCGCCTCAAAGCCCCCGCCATCCGCGCCCTACTTGACACGCTCACCCCATAATTAACCTACATGCCCGACGACGCGACCATAATTGAAGGTGACCCCGGTTTCACCGGCATGGCCTCGCGTCTCAATCCCCTCCAACTCCAGCCTGGCATGGTCCAGTATGTCGAAAACATGCGACTCGACCGAGGCGTGGCGCAGACGCGCCGAGGAGCCAAACGCCTCGGCGACGAGATTTCGGCAGGAGCCCAGCCGCTGGTGCTGCCCTTCGTGCTGGATGCCAATGCAATTATTCGCACTTCTTACAGCGGCGGCATTCTTGCTTCGGGCGTTTTTGCCTCGCCAAATTATTTTGATGCGAACGAATACATTGTTCTTTGCGGACCCTCCTCCGCGTTTCTTTACCGGCAGGGCGCTCCATTTTTTGAGGAAGTCAATTTTTCTAATCCCGGCGCGCAGGTTCAGGAACTTCTGGAACCGACCGATCAGGCGACCTGTATCCAAGCATTCAATCGCTTCTACCTTTTGCGCGAGGCGGATGCTTCGCAGCCAGGATGGGGCGAGAAAAGCACATCATCGCCGGGAATCTCAGTCTCTGGCACCTCGGGCACGGTCCATGTTACCGCACATGGCTACTCCGCAGGCATGCGGGTGCGCCTCGAAAATGGCAATGCGCCAGAATTTGCGGGGCATGAATACGATGTTGCCAATCCCGTCACGCCAAATTCGTTCACTATTGTTGTGCCGCTAGGAACGGCCCCAGTGGCGTCTGCCACGGTGCGTCGAGTGAAAGCGCCCTTGTGGTGGGATGGCTCCACGACATACTTCCAAAAAGCGGAAGCCGGTGTGCCGCCGGAGGGCTCTTCATTCAAGCGGATGCGTTCTGTAGGCTGGGCTGCCTACATCAACAATCGACTTTGGCTGCCGGATGGCCGCGACACGGTGGCTATCTCGGATGTGCTTGATCCCGATCTCTTCGATCCTTTCTTCCAATCTTTCCGAGCGAACCAAGGCAGCAATGACTACCTGGTGGCCGTGCATCCGTGGGTCGAGGGGCAGGCGCTCGTCTTCCTGCGCAACTCGATCTGGCTTGCCAACCTCGCCGATGCAAGCAACGCGACGGGCTCGGATTTCGCCGTGGATTCCGCTGTGAGCCGACTCACCTTGCTTACAGACGAAATCGGTTGCGTGGCTCGGGAAACGATTGTAACCGCCGGGCAGTTCGTTTTCTTCCTAAGCGATTCGGGCGTTTACAAGCTGGATACTCAGCTTGACCTCAAGCTCCGCGCCAATACGCAGCCGCTCTCCGACTCCATCGCCGACCAGATGGAGCAGATCAACCCCGTGCAGGCCCACAAAGCCACGGCAAAATGGTGGGCGAACCGCTACTACCTCGCCGTCCCCATCGGAGACTCTGCACTCAACAACAACGCAATTTTCATTTGGAACGCACTGAACCAGCAATGGGAATCCAAAGATACCTATGCTGTCGCCCTGGATGAGCTTATCGTCGCAGACTACAACAACGAACGGCGAATCCACACAGCCGCCCGCTCGGGCACCCTCTTTCTACTTGATGAAAACGACCGGGGCGACGATGTGCCTTACGCGAATGAGGAGGATGCCTTCACTCCGGTCGAGGGTTTTCTAAAAACTCGGTCGTATTCTTTTGGGTCGCTGGATGCGAAGCGCCTGCTGCGAGCCAAATCCTCGGTGCTTCTCCCTCCTGACTCATCCTGCTCTGCCGCAGCCACCACGGTGGACTACGACGCCGAGTTTACTATCGCCGAGCTCTCCAACGACACGGAGGACACGGAAGACTACACGCTCAAGGCTCCCCTCCGCTGCAAGGCAACATCGGTGGACATTCAATTTCGCACCCACTCGGGCCGCCCCATCCTGCGCCAAATCAGCGCCGAAGCCACTCGCCCGAGCTTCAGCCCCACAACCACCCGCACCCTTAATTAACCATGGCTACCGTCACCAAAGGCAGAACATTCATCAACGGCGATCTCGTCACGCCCGCCGCTCTTCACCAACTCGTCGACTCGGCCACCGTGACCAACATCGCAGACGGCGACATTTCTTCCGCAGCAGCCATCGCCGACACCAAGCTCGCCACGATCTCTGCCGCTGGAAAGGTTGCCAACTCGGCCACCACCGCTACCGCTCTTGCCACGCCGAATGCGATTGTGGCCCGTGATGGGTCTGGAAATTTTGCGGCAGGCACGATCTTTGCAAACCTGTCTGGCAATGCGACGAATGTGACCGGCACCGTGGCTGTAGCCAACGGCGGCACGGGAGGAACCACTCAAGCCGCCGCCCGCACAGGTCTAGGTCTCGGAAACTCTGCCACGCTGAACACGGGAGCTGCCGCTGGCACGGTCGCCACAGGAGACCACACTCACGCGCAACTTCACAATCAGTCGCATGCCATCACCTCGGCCACAGACCATACCGCAGGCCCGTGGAAAGTCTTTCACAGCGACGCCAGCGGACAAGTCACGGAACTCGCCCTTGGGGCTGCCAATGCTGTGCTGACTTCAAATGGACCAGCGGCCGCGCCATCGTTCCAAACTCTTTCGGCCACGACCACCAATGCCAATAACCTAACAGGCGGCGTCGCGGGGGCCATTCCCTACCAATCAGCGCCCGGCACGACCGCCATGCTTTCCGCAGGCACCAGCGGCCAGGTGCTGCGCTCCAACGGCTCTGCCGCTCCTTCGTGGGACAGCTTCGGCACCTCTGGAAATACCGCCGGAGCCGTCGTCGCCCGCGATGGATTTGGAAATTTCTCGGCAGGCACCATCACGGCCAACCTGACCGGCAATGCAACCAATGTGACAGGCACGGTCGCCGTAGCCAACGGAGGCACCGGGGCCACCACAGCAGCCAACGCCCGCTTAAACCTCGGTCTTGGCAACTCTGCCACCCTCAACACCGGCACCACCGCTGGCACCGTGGCCGAAGGCAACCACACGCACAGCAACGCCACATCCACCGTGGCAGGCTTTATGTCCACCACGGACAAATCAAAACTCGATGCCGCGACAAATTTAAGCACGGGATCGACGCTTGTTCAACGCGATGCTGCGGGGAATTTCTCGGCAGGGACGATCACGGGTGCTCTGTCAGGTAACGCCACTACAGCTTCCACTCTTGCTACTGGCCGCACGATCTCGCTCACCGGGGATGTGACCGGCGCAACGGCATCGTTCAATGGATCTGCCGATGCCAGCGCGGTCACCACTATAGCAACCTCTGCTGTGACCAGCGCCAAGATTGCCGACTCTGCCGTGACCACGGCCAAAATCGCCGCAAATGCCGTGACCACGGCCAAGATTGCAGCCGGGTCTGCTGGGCAAGTTTTAGTATCAAACGGCGCAGCTTCTCCGGTTTGGGGGTCTGTCATGGAACCTAAAGCATTTATTTTGGCGAGGTTTGAAAATGACAATGGCACATTTACAGTATTGCGCTCGCAAGGCGTAACAATGACAAGAACGGCAGCTGGTTACTACAACTTTGCGTTTTCTACTCCATTTTCTCAAATCCCTTTGGTTTCAAGCGCGGGCGGAGGGCGTGAATTTCAAGTCTGGACAAATGTTACAACAACCTCCGCAACATTGCGTCTTCTTGCTGTCAGCTTTATAAACACTAACTTAGCCACTGACGATCCTGTAATTCAATACGGTGGGCCTATTTATTCCTTCCTGTTTTTCTAAACTCCTCCCCGCCCAAAAACTATGGCCAAGAAAAAATCTAAAAAATCTTCACCACCCCCGCCGCAGCAGCGAGACCTCGCCGCTGAAATGGCGCAAGTTTCCGCCGCCGCCCAAGCCAATGCCCAAGCCCAAGCAGATGCCACGGTGCAAACCGCAGGGCGTCTCGCCAACCAGGCAATCAAGAGCACCGACAAAATTGCCAAAAAGCTCGATAACGAATACACCGCCGCCGCCAACCAGAATCTCAGCGACGCCGCGACAGCCTCCACCCAGCTTGGCCAAAGCTCCAACCAAGTCGGACAAGTTGCCGACCGCGTAGCCGCCTACAACGACCCTGCCCAAGCCCGGATCAACGAGATCGCCCTCGGCCAGCTCTACAGCCCCGACCAAGTAGCCTCCCAAGCCGTCGCCGCCAACCAAGCGCAAGGCGCTCGCGTAGATGATGTGGGCCGAATGCAAGCCGCTCAAGCCGGGCCCGCCGCCATCGTGCAAGGCCCGCAAGGCTACAGCCCCGCCGAGATCCGCGCTCAACAAATCAACGCCTCGCAAGCTGGACCCGTCGCCAATGTGCAAGCGGCCTCCACCGGAGCGCCCGAACGCGTCGCAGGCGCGAGAGTGGCAGGCGTTGGTCCCATGCAGAGCGCCCGAGTCGCTCGGGTGCAAGATGTGCGCTCGCAAGACATCCAAGCCAGCGCAGCAGAAAGAGCGCTCATGCGCGAAGCCACAGGCGGCGGCCTCATAGGTCAACTCCAGTCCCAAGCCTCCCGCGACCTCTCTCTCGGCCGCAGTCTTTCCGCCGAGCAATCCCGCGACGCCGCCCAAGCCGCCCGCGCAGGCATGGCCGCCCGAGGACTCTCCACCGGCAACTCCGCCCTCGCCGCCGAGATGTTGAACCGCGACCGCTTCGCTACCCAACGCGAAAACGAGCGCCGAGCCTTCGCCAGCGGAGTAGCCCAGCAAGCCACCGGCATCCAGCAAGCCGCCAACCAAGCCTACATGGGCCGCATGGATGCCAACCGAGGCCGTGAGCTTCAATCCGGTCTTGCCAACCAATCCGTAGCCCAAGCCCGCGCCATGCAAAACGCGCAGTTCGCCCAGCAGGCAGGTCTCACAGACAACCAAAACGCCCAGCAGCGCGCCATGGCTAATGCCCAAATGGCCCAGCAGGCCAGACTTTCCAACCAAGATTTCGCCTTCCGCTCCGCCAGCCAGGATGCCCAGCTCGCCCAGCAAGCCGCTTTCCAAAACCAAGCGACCGCACTTTCTCTCGGCCAAGCCAACGCCCAGCTCCTCCAACAAGCCGCTCTCGCCAACCAATCCGCAGGGCTTCAAGCCGGGCAGCTTAACCAAGCCGCAGGAAGCCGAGCCTCTGAGTTCCAGCAAAGCGAAGCCCTCCGCGCCGCTCTTGCCAACCAATCGACCGATCTTTCCCTCGGCCTTACCAACGCCCAGCTCGCCCAGCAAGCCATTGGAGCATCCTACGACGCCTCCCAGCAACGCGCCATGGCGGATGCAGGCTACGCCCAGCAAGCCGGTCTCTCCAACCAAGACGCCAACCTCCGCGCCGCTCAATACAACTCCTCGCAAAACCTCGCCGCCCAGAACGCCAACCAATCGGCAAACTACAACGCGAACTACGCCAACCAAAATTTCCTCCAAGGCGTCGCCAGCCAGAATTTCAACCAATTCAGCGGTCAGCAAAGCATGCTCGGATCCCTCTACGGGCAACAGGCAGGCATCGCGCAAAACCAATACGCCAACAACCTCGGCCTCGCCCAGGCCAATGTCGCCCTCGACCCCTACCAACGCGCCCTCGGATCCAACATCCCTATAGCCAGCCAAGGCAACGCCGCCAACATGATCGGCCAGAGCTTCGGCAACACCATGCAATACGGCTCCGACCTCTACAACACGAACACCAACATGCAGGCGAGCATCTACAACAGCTTCCAAAACAACCAAGCCTCCCTGCGCGGCGCGGCCATGCAGGCCGGAGCCACCGCCGGAGCTTCGCAAAATTCCATGATGGGCAGCGGCATGGCCGCAGGCGGCATGGTCCTCGGCATGACAGCCCTCGCGATTTAATGAACCAACACCTCGCCGCACTCGTCGATCAATCCCTCTTCCGCATCGAGCATTGGCTCCGGGAGTTTCGCAACCCCGTCGTCCTCTG